CTTGGGGACCAATGGAGGTAATCGGTTTAAAGAATGTAACAAAAGAAGAATTCTTTAGTATTCTTGAACCAAGAATGCGTAGGACACCAAAGAAAGCTGTTCTTTCCTCCCTGCCCGACAAAACTTATGTGAAGAAATACATCGAAATGCCGGCTAAACAATGGAAGCCATATCGACAAATGGCGAGTTCCATGATCGCACAATTGGATGGTGACGACGGATTAGTTGTTGCGTCGAACGGATTAACGATGCTCACGCGATTAACGCAATTCGCAGCAGCAGTTTGTGAGATAGACGAGACAGGTGAAATCCAATATAAGAATTCTTCAAATAAAGTTGATGCATTAATTGACTTAATTGAAGATATGGATGGAAAATCTCTCGTTGTATTTGCATTACACAGGAAGCTAATTGACCTCGCCGCTAAAGCGTTAGATAAGCATAAGATATCATATAGCCTAATTGTCGGCGGACAGAATACCTATGATAGACAAAATAACATTGATGATTTCCAAAAAGGAAAAACTCAAGTCATCTTGTGCACAATGAGTGCAGGTAACGTTGGTGTTACATTAACTCGAGCTGATACATTAGTGTTCATGCAGAGATCTTGGTCTATCATTGAGAACTCGCAGGCTGAAGATCGTATTCACCGAATTGGTGCAGAGAAACATGAGAACATTACAATTATTGACTTAATATCTCAAGATACTTTTGAAGAAGAACAATTAGGTGTTCTTGAAGAAAAGAAAGAAAGAGCTGAAGAAGTACTGCGTGATCGTGATTTCTTGAGGAGACTTCTCGGTGGAAATTAAAATCTCCAATTCGGAAATACAAACATTTAAGCATTGTCGTCGACGTTGGTACCTAACTTATTACAGAAAGCTTGGTGTTAAGGAAAGTCAACTAAAACCTACAGGAGCATTGCAACTCGGAACTAAAATTCATTACGCGCTCGAATTATTCTATGGGCAGGGAGTTGATCCGATTAACACCATCTCCCAACTTTACATGGAAGAAGTTGAGAAGCAAGGAGACAATGATCTTTACTTAAAGAACATCGACGACGAGTACAAACTCGCTGATGCTATGATTCGCGGATACGTAGAATGGCTCGAAGAGACAGGAATTGACCAAGATCTAACATTCATAGCAACTGAGCGCGTTGTCGAAATACCTGTTAACATTAATGGATTTGATTTGTATCTCAGAGGTAAGCTAGATGCTTTGGTTCGTCGCGAAACGGATGGATCAATATTGTTTATGGACCATAAAACAACAGCATCTCTATCACAGCTGAGTGCTCAGATTCATATGAACGAGCAGATGAAATTTTACCATCTGCTTGAGAAAATAAGTGACGGAGAGGAAGTGTCAGGTGGGCTGTACAACATGCTACGTAAGACAAAGAGGACCGCCCGAGCGGTACCACCATTCTATGATCGTGTTGAAGTTCATCACAATGATGAAGAAATTTACAACATGAAGAGAAGGGTGTATAGTGTAATTAGAGAGATTCTCTTAGTTATGGAAAGGTTAAACGGAAAAGAAGATCATTTAGATGTATGTTATCCAAGCCCATCAGGTGATTGCTTTTGGAAATGTCCATTCGTAAATGTATGCAATCTTGCTGATGACGGTTCAAATTTTGAACTTGCATTAGAAAATAATTTTCAATATGTTGATCCTCACGAGAGGTACAATACGGAGGAGGTGAAAAATGCGTAGCTTATCAATTCTTGTTCATGGAGCATCTAAAGTTGGTAAAAGTTGGATGGGCGATTCGACCCCTGCCCCACGGCTAATTCTTGATGCAGAAGGTGGTTCTCGATTCACTCCCTCAAAGAAAGTTGTTTGGGACCCACTAACAGAAGAACCACCAAAAGCTTCTAAAGAATGGGACACTTGCATTGTATATGTTAAAGATTATGAAACTGTTCTTAAAGCATATGAATGGTTAAATCAAAGTAATCACCCATTTAAGTCTGTTGTTCTTGACTCAATCTCTGAAATTCAACAGCGTTGTGTTGATTCTATTGCAGGAGTTAATGCAATGAGGATTCAAGACTGGGGTGAATTGCTTCGCAAGATCTCTGACAGTGTCCGTAAATTCAGGGATTTGACGGTTCATTCAAAGAATCCTCTCGAATCGGTTTTGTTCATTGCGATGACTCGCCAAGTTGATAACAAATGGCGGCCATACATGCAAGGCCAGATAGCCACTACAATGCCTTACTATGTAGACATCTGTGGATATCTATTTATGGACACCGATGATGCCGGAAACGTGCATCGTCGATTGCTTGTTGCTCCTCATCAAAATTTTGAAGCGGGAGAACGCGTTGGCGGAAAACTTGGATCCGTTATTGAAAGTCCAAGTGTTGAAGAAATGTTAAATACCGTATACGGTGAAAAGAAAGAAGAGAGTAAGTAAAAATGGTTAACTTTGCAGATATCATTGAAGATATTGACTACGATGCATTTGCACCTGTCCCGGTTGGTGTTTATCCTGTAGAAATCATTAAGGCTGAAGCCAAGCAGGCTTCAACAGGCCGTGAAATGATTAACGTCCAGCTTCGAATTGTTGACGGTCCAAGCAAGGGTCGTATGCTCTTCAACAACTTCGTGTGGGTTCCTGAAAATGATAAAGCCGTTCAGATGTTCTTTGTGAACATGCGTGAATTCGGTTTGGGCAAGGAATACTTCCGTGGTAATCCCACGTTTGAGCAGCTTGCAAACGAGCTTCTCAATCGCCGCGTGATGGTTGAAATCGAGCACACCGAATACAATGGTAGCACTCGTGAACAGGTTAAGCGCATTAAGAAAATTGAAGGATACGAGAATCCCGCTCCAGGGCAGGGTGGTAATGCAAACCAAGGCATTCCGTCTGTAAATCCGACAGGTAGTGCAGCTCCTGCTTCTGCACCTACTGCGAGCACCCATAGTGCTAATCCTTCTGCCGCTCCGGATGTTCCGTTCTGATAAAAATGTTCTACAACATTCAAACTGACTCCCGACGATCCGCTTCTCGTGGGTCGTCGGGGGCTCAAATAAGTATTATGCCGAACGTCGTTATTAAGAAAGGAAATAGGTGCCAAGAGCAATATGAATTTCTTAATAAGTATAAAGCAGCACAATGTCTTCCTGAAGTTGGATTGCCTGTAGGCTGTTCTCCAGAAGATAACATTTACGTTATGAATCGCCTCATTGAAGTTGAGACAAAGAATGCTCTTGAACTAACTCACATGCTTTATTCAGCTCTCAATGAAGATCTTTGGAAAACACGGACAGGAAATGACGATTACGTAGAGTATAACGAGACAGCTCATATTGCGAAAGTTCTCCCGCTTCTCAAGGTTGGTGTAGAGTTCTCTAAAGATCCAGAGAGGTCTAGGGCTCGAGCTCTCGAAGTACATAATATTTGTTCGCCACAAGATATTGATCACGCTGTAACGCACGGTGACCCTACATTCGATAATTTGATGATGCTCCATGGGTTGCCTGTATTAATTGATCCGCTTGTCACAACTCCCGCTGTTCCCAGCGATATTGCAGTTGATGTTGGAAAGATCCTTACATCTCTCGGAGGATTCGAGCAGGTTCGCTATAATAAGATTTACAAAAATAGGCGAGATGCAAAGCATATTCTAAAGAACGCCGTTATCAATGATTATGGTGAAAAAGCTTGGATTCGATCATTATACTGGTGCGGGATTCACATGTACCGCGCAGTACCTTATATGAAATCTCCTAGGGTAAAGAAAGGTCTGGTGGAAATAGCAAATGAAAGTTTTAAAGAAGCATTGCGTTTTTGACATGGACGGGGTTTTAATCAACTCTTTACCTTGGATCGAGAAAGCGTATAAGCATGCAGGAGTTCCTATTCTCGAACAAGACCGATACAAGTCTTGGAAAGAATGGTTAGTTCCGCTTTATGGAATGACTATGGCAACAAGAATTCATGATAAGAAAAATGAATTTTATAGCTTAATGCTTTCAGCCCGAATCGTGAAGAAGTTACCCCCTGCCCAAGTGCTTGAGAAGTTTCATACGATGTGCTCTATTGCGACGGGTGCATCAGCTGCCAGTGTACTAGCAGTCAAGAAGTATGTAGGCTTCGGAGATGAATGTAAAGTAGGTGTATGCGAGGCGAGTGCCGAAGACAAGATTGCTTACTTAGTCAATCTACATAATATCTCAAATAAGTACGGGTACTACTTTGACGACAATGAAGAATTAGGGCAGGGAATCGTTGATGAAGCTAACCGCAAAATAGGAAAAGACGTTTGGAAGTTTTATCATTACGTTGAACAAACATTTGATGAAATAATGAAGGAGGTGAGTAAGCCATGGGAAATGTAGGGATTATTCTCGCTGCAGGAAAAAACGCAAGGCTTGAGGGTGTCGTTGAACCTTACGAAAAGCCTTTAGTGATTAACCCTGACAATGTTGAGAATGTATTTTCAGTAATGAAAATGCTGGAACAAATTTGTCACAGGATCATTATTGTGTGCTCTAAGAGTAACATCACTAAGATGATAAATCTCTTTCACAATAAGGGACCAAACTCTTGGCAATATGTCACTCAAGATCAAGACAAATTCCCTGAGGTGTCAGGCGCTATTCGTCAAGCTCTCGAATTAGTGTATGATGACGATAACGTTGTTTGCTTAATGGCAGACAATTATTACGCTAATCCTAAAGAGATACTTAAATACAAGGATCTCAATAAAAATGCCGTTGGTGCTCAAATCTTCAATCGTCCTCAATCTTTACGATACACTAGGGTAAATAACCAAGTTGTATTTGTTAATAGGCGAGACAAATACGATCCTGATCTTGAGGTCGAAGATGATCATAATGATGCAGTTTGGCTTGGACCACTATGTATTATTCCCAAAGAGTATAAAGAAGCATATGGTTTAGCTAAGAATGAAGATAATACAGATATCGCAAATGTGTTCAACAAAATGAGTAAGTTCGCTGGATATCGAAGTACAGCAGAAGACTTCGGAGAGAAGGTGTTTTTCGAAAATGGCAAATATCGGGTACGGTAAAATTGGACGAAGTTTTAAACTTCCTCTCAATGAGGATACACGAGGCACAGCCACTGGTGGTGACTCTGACGTTAGGAATACTCTATTCTATCTCGCAAGCGATAATCCTCATCACAATTTCTTTATTATTAGCAAGAATTCTGGTGAGAATCCGCAGGAAGTAGGATATCCTGAGAATGTGATTAATCTTTGGAATAAAGATTTTTCTAAACAACATGGAAGGAATCTCCGTGCTTACCTCAAAGAACATGAATATCCTGGATGTAACATTAACGGAATGATTCATACTTTCCAACATGAGACTCTTCATGAGTATCTTTTTGGTAACATTGATGAATGTATTCTTTGGTTAGGACAACATGGTTCCGCTAATTCTCCAATCCCTCTCGCAACTAATCGCGAGCGTGAGTCAGTGTCTCAAGGAAGCTTTGTGCGCTATGTTGGATATCTTTTGACTGGAGCCGATGAATGGCTAATAAAGCAACGAGAAAAAGACGAACATAAAGATGTAATTTGGCTTTGTCCTGATGTTAGGAATAACATCAAATTTCGTGATATGAAAAATCCTGTACTGAATGGTGTCCTTGCCCAGTATTATGATAGCCAAAAGAATCGTTACGAACGCTTTGGTGATAAAACTGAGCCACAAAAGCCATTTGAGTGGAAAGCTGATGGGCAGGGTGATCGTAACATTTGGGAAGGTCCCGTTGAGTATGTCTATTCAGGTATTGAAATGACTGCGCTCAATGAGTTGAGTACATACTTGAACCCACAAATGTACAACCCACTTAACTTGTACAAAGACAAATCTTTCGGAATTGTTCTTAACGAGAATAAGAAGAATACTAAAAATTCTCGTAAGCAAATTCTTAAAGAATTCGTTCTTGATACTGGGCTCGATACTTCAAGTATCTTCGGTGTATGGTCAGATGAAAGCAAACTCGAGCTAGGTCTCGACATTGAACCAATTCACATCTCCAAACTATACTATGAAATGTCGAAGTGGAAATCCACATTGACAACCCCTGCCTCAGGGAGCGGATGGGCGACGTCGAAACCTTGGGAATGTTTCCTTAATGGTGTAGTATGTTTCTTCCACAAAGACTATGACTCGCAAGGTCATATTGTGAGTAATCCATATTACAAGTGGGGAGAAGACTTCAATGATTCACCTTACTCTAAAGAGCTCGGAAGTTTTCTTCGAGTTAGCTCTCCTGAAGAGTTGAAGAAGAAAGTTGAGATGATTGATAATGATGAAGACTTGCGTATTCATTATGTGACTAGACAGTTCTTACATCTCAAATACTGTCTTGAAAAGTACCAACGTGGAATCAAAATGATCAATGAAAGGATTAACTAATGTTGCAGGAAATGATCGACTTGCAGGCTAAGCTGCAGTCTGAGACGTACGGAAAAGACATCTCAAAGCTTGATACGTGTGAAAAGATTGAAGCGTATCGTATTAATATGATGGCACTTCAAGACGAGCTCCATGAAGCTTTGAATGAAATGTCTTGGAAGCCATGGGCTAAAGCTGAGTACTTTAACGACGATCGCGTCCAACAGGAACTTGTAGATGCATGGCACTTCTTTATGAACTTGATGATCATTAGTGGTATGGACGCTGAGAAACTTCATCTGCGTTATCTTGCAAAGCGTAAAGTAAACATTAAACGTCAAGAAGACGGCTATGATGGTGTTTCAACAAAAGATGAGAACGGAAATGCCACTGATGAACCGACATTAGACTTTGAGGAACTTCGAAATGAAATTAAATGAGTTCTTCAAGAATCATTGTGACGCGTATTTCATTACTCTACAACGAAGAGAAGACAGAGTAAACAATGTTAAAAGCATTATAGCTAATGACTTATTTGCTTCGCACACTGTGGTTGACGCTGTAGATAAACTTGACCTGTCTATTGAGGACACTAAAGAATTCTACAGAAAAGCTAATGCTGAGTGGGAGATGGAACAATCCCTGCCCAAAGATGTTAGGCTTTACGGTGTTGAGCGTTGGGTAGGTGGCAAAGAACATCTGTTTGAGAGACCATCTTCACGTTCTTTATACACTGGAACTCATGCCTGCTATTTCTCACACATCAAAGCAATAGAAACTGCTCTAAGTGATGAAAACGATAGTGAGTACATTGTAATCATTGAAGATGATGCTCAATTCAACAACGTTAAGATGTTTGATTACATTGACAGTGTTGATATATTCATTAAGCCTGATATCATTGTGTTTGGTGGAGCAGTTAAAATGGCTTCATACACAAGTGAAGAAAATAGGTTTGAGCAGTTACTTCAGGGATTTAATGTTGCTAAGGTTGATAGGATTCCGTCAGACAGCCCTAAGAGCATTAGACAACGGTATATCACCACGATGTATGCTTTACGCCGAGAGACTGCGTATGTATTCTTAGACACAGTTAAGAAGCACCAGATGCCTATAGATGCTTCCTGGTGGTATGCGTTTGCTAAGCTAAGCACTTTCAAATACAACCCTTGCCTTATACGGCAAGATACAGTGAATATTGAAGGAGCTAGACGAGATAATGTTGGAAAAAGAAAAGGAGTTAAAAATGCTTAATTTTATTTTAGGTTTATCTTTAAGCATTAATTTAATTACGTTCTTCTTCATGTATGTAGTATTTCGTAATTTTAAGTAAGGATTTTTACATGATAGCAGAAACATTTGATCCGACTAAACCTGGCTCGGATTATCTAGAATGGATAAATCAGCAACATGGCGAAGATACACGTCAGTGCTATCTCTGTAAGTACTGGTACGAAGCTAACAAGTAGCTACGCCAAACGGGCTCGCTCTGCGGGCCCGTTTTGGGCCCTGATGTCGGCGTTTTACAAATCTCAGAGAACCTGTTAAAGTATTCATTGTAAGCCGCAAGGTACTACGAAAGCCCGCTGGGCAGGAGGAAAAGGAATGTTTTACGTCATTTGTGGAATTGTCTTCGCAAGTATTTGGTTAGTTGCAATTTTTCTTTCATTCGTGAATCTCGTAATTGATTCACACAACATGCAAGCAAAAATGAAACTGAAGAACATTCTTTGTCTTATCTGTTCAACGGGAATGTTGATCTACGCTTTGGGTGTAATTTATTCATACTACGACTTTTACACCGCCACTTCGTATGTAGTTTACTTCAACTAAGGAAAATAAATGGTATTCACACACGCTGATGAACTAGGAAATAATCCTCAACTAATTAAGGATTTTGTGTGCGAGAAGCTTGAGAAGCACTGCTACTTCACCGGGAATTTTGTTGATAAGTTTGATGTAGAACATTCATACTTGATTTATCGACACCCGCACAAATACCAATTGACAGTAAGGAATTTGGACACAGGACGAATTACACATAAGAATTTCCGTAGTCCTCGTAAAATCTTTTGGCGATATGTTAGGTTGACCTAGTGATCACAGCAGAAATTTTTGAAGAATTAGAAAACAGAATTGTAATTGATTCAGATCTTTGGATGCGAGATAAAGACCGCATTTCTCAGTGTTCTGGTTCAAAATTCAGTATTAAGCATAAGAAATGGTTAATGCCACTTTCTTGGGGTTCATGTAAAGTTCTTCGCGGAGTTTTCGGAGATGAACTTATTATCGGTGATAAGCTCAAGGAATGGTCTTGGAATGAGTATAATGACAGGATTCTCCCATGTGTCACTTCACGTAAAAGCTTAAACACAAATGACATCGACGATAATGATGAAGTATTAAAGAAAATTATTGAAGGTGATGTAGAGAATAACCTTTATGATTATCAAAAAGCTGGAATTTATTTCCTAACTAAAGCACGGCGAGCTCTTCTTCTTGATGAGATGGGCACGGGTAAAACTCGACAAACAATCGAGACTCTTAAGACAATTAAGGCTCTAGGTAACGTCGTGTTCCCAGCGATTATCGTTTGTCCAAAGAACGTTATGATTTCTTGGAAGAATGAGTTTAATCGTTGGTTCCCTGAAGCTAAAGTTGAAGTATGCACAGGATCTCGAAAAGATAAGCTAACTGCGATTAAGAAAATTAGTAATCAAGAATCTGAAGTTCTTATTATTAATTATGAATCAGTTAGGTCATTCTCGAGGTTAGCACCATACGGGAGTATTAAGTTAAAGCGTTGCTACAAGTGTGATAAGAACTTACAGGAGACAAAAGAAAACTCACCTGCTAAATGCGAGAAGTGTAAAAAAGAACTAAACGAGATTTCTTGGAAGTCTATCGTAGTTGACGAATCTCACCGCATCAAAAATCCGACGGCGAAGCAAACTCGCTCTGTCTGGGCTCTGAGGACAGGCTTCGAGACCAGCATATATTGTCTAACGGGTACCGCGATTTCGAATGCTCCAGACGACTTGTGGCCTTCTCTACACTTGATTGCACCTGAAGATTGGTACTCACGGCGAGCCTTCATCGATAGGTACTGTG